TACATCGACAGCAGTACGGGTGGCAAGAATATCTAGCGATCGAACAGATGCAGTTGTTGCTTGGTAAGCGGGGAATCCAGTCACAATAGAAACTTCGTGCAAACGCACCTGATGAAGTTCGCGGGTTGCGCCATCCTCTGACCACTTATCGCCACGCGGGGGAACGCTAAAACCAAATGACATTGAGTTTACATCGCCACGTTGCATTAGAACCGATAGATCGCGACCAGCAGTTGTATCTGGCAGATCTGCTTCTGCAAGTAATCCGCGGGAATCCTCTGACAAACGTAGTGTGCCTGCGCGACTAGAACCCAGAACGACATCTGTGTTGTGATTCATAAATAGTTTAATTTCGTTGCGCGACTTTAATGAACGCTGGAACGCACCACCCTTAATTACTTCGGTGAATGGAAGTGGCTCTGACGGCGAATCGAACACGGCGGCATAACCAGTGAAACTCATACCATCGCTTGATGCTTCCCCGTTACGCACGTCAAACTCAACGGTGTTTACACGACGTTCTACTGTTGTTGTCATTTCTTGCCTTTCATCTTTGTTCAAGTTTAATGCTACTGACTTCCACTTTTCGTTTTGTTCTGCATTGCGATCTTGCTGATCATCTCGGATTCGCTCTACAACGCGTTCAGCATAAGCCATAGTGCGCCTTGCTTGTTCTTTAGTTGCTCCTGATCCCCACAAGAAATGTGCGACTACTCCTGCGCTTGGGTAGTTTTCGTTGCTAGGACTAGCGGCAGGTGCGTCAAGATCAACCAGATGCCGTGCAATCCACGCTGCAATGCGAATCCACTTATCATCAGAAACTTGTCCGTCAGCCATAAGTCTTGCTTCACGAACTGTCTTGTCTGTTAAACCATCGCCTGCTTTTCCATCCGCATAGAACGCTAGACCACGGCGAGCAGCAGCACGCATAAAACTAGGTGCGCTTTGATTTATTGCACGCTCATCGTATTCCTCGAATGATCGTGAGGATTTAGGATGTCCTGCTGGTAACAAATCATTGTCCTGTTTGTAGTTTGCGTTCTCAGGTTTTCCATTTCGCAATAAAAACAAATAAGCATTTACCCTGCCCATCGCCCATTGTCCGCGTGTCATTCCTGGTCTGTGCGAAACTGAGTATGCACCAGCACCTCTGCGATAAACCGATTTCAGAGAACCTAAAGTTGCGCGTGTCCAATCTGGTCGATTATCTTTCGACATAGCATCATTATGTTCACTAACTTTATTTTTTAATGCTGTGGTTGTTTTTTCATCAAAGGTAATACCGCCACCAGATCCCTCAGCACTTCCCTCTGGGTTAGTTTTACTTCCCTTGATCTGCTCTTTCTTAGGTGCAGGTGCGCGGTTTTCATCAGATTCATCATCCATTTCATCATCATCTGATTCGTCGTGTTCTTGCCAAGCGTTACAGTAATACGCGCCATCAACGAATTCATCCCACTTTTCGCACCACGCTTTTGTGCCATCAGCGTTCTGTCGTGATTCGTCATAAAAAAAACAATTACCACAGGCACGACCGTCAGGAACATCCTCTGCAAGTGCTGGTCTGTAATTGTCTGGCAATTCTCTGTAAGCGTTAGACATTGATTTTGGTTTCATCTTTTTGTGTTTCTTACGTTCCCCGCCAACTTCGATATCCTCAGCGAGAGAAACAGCAACCATCTGATCTATTGCATCCTGCTTAGTTGTATGACAGCCAATAATTTCGCCATCATCTTTAATAGTCGCCCAGCCTGAGCAACCCTCTGCGGTGTCTGTAATAAAATATGGCATTAGTACAACGTCTGCCTTAGCCAAGAAATTAAATGATCGCCTGCTTCTGTAATCGCATAAACAGATTCACCAGCGTTTAATACCAATTCAATGCTTTCCAATTTTTGTAAGCCTAAACCATTTGCAGCAGTTAGAGAATTGCCACCAAGAAATAAGGTTTTTGTATTGTCTAAATTATGGATGTGCAGTCGTGATGGATTAGGTGAAACACCATCTACTAATTGGCGGGATGATGTTATTGTTTGCTGACCAGATGTAATCGCCATTGTTAAACCTCATAAACTGATTCGGGATTTGTTGGATCGATTTGCGCAATACCTTGCAACTGTACCGATGGAACGCCAGTATGTTCGATCATTGGCAAATCTAAGGCAGCCAAAACACCAGCAGGATTAAAGCCAGCCAAAATAAGTTTCGATGCCATCGTGACACGCTTGTCAGTTTCCACGAGCGATGCAGCACCCAAATCCACGTTAGCCAAAGGTACACGATAAACGTCACCACCATCGACAGGTCGCAGATCCTCGAACCTACGGATGTCATTGACTGATAAAAATCCCGCTTGTGAACCAATGCTGTATCCATTCATTCGTGTGGCAAAATCACCGCGTAGTAATCCATCTACATTAAAACGAATAAACGCACCCTCAGGAAGTAAAGTGCTGTAAGCATCCTCCATCTTTGCAATGTACGGTCGCAAAGTGTGTGTCACAAAATTAATGTTCTGTTGTTCCACGGAATTGTAAGACATAGCACCAGCAGATGTGATGCCAATCATATGCGGTGGTACACGGAAAATTCTGGCGATCTGTTCAACCGCAAACTTTTGCGAATCCAACATTTGTGCTTCATCAGGATTTACACCAGTGCGAACAAACTTTGCGCCACCGGTGAGAATACCTGTCTTATGTGCTTTCTTGTATCCCTTATGACGTGTATCAAAACCATCAACTAATTCTTTTGCCTGTTCGCGGTTCAGTCCCATAGGTGTTTCGATAACACCAGAAGTTGTCGCACCTTGTGCAAAGAATCTAGATGCAAAAGATTGTAATGCGCTAGCAAGTCCCAAGTTATCTTTTAAGTCAGTCACGCGACTTATGCCGCGCAGTTCACCAGCCTTGCGCATTTCGGTAATGTGTAACATATCCCGCGCCACTACTGGGTATTGATTATTGTCATCGATAATGTAAATCAGTTCACGGGTTACTGGTGTACGCGTTACCTGAATTCTGTTTGGATCTATTACGACAAGATTTGCAACCTGTCCTGTTTGATCTCTGTAAATACGCACGAACGCATTCCCGTCAAGCAAAAGCGAAATTAGCACCTGCTGATAATGCTCGGTGCGTAGTAAATCAACATCTGGTCTTTGTACCCACGCTGGTTGTGGTCGATAAGGTACGCGGTTGCCATCGATACGGCGGAAAGAATCAACTGGAAGTGTAGAAATTGTGTCAGAGATTAAAAGCACGCAAGCGTAGAAAGCATTGATGCGCATTGATGTAATCTGATCAATGTTCGTTCCTGCTTCGGTAGTAAATGCAAAGGAATCACCAGAACCCCAGATTGACTGGAAACTGATTGCGCGTTCCTCTTGTTTGTTGTTACTTAAACGCCCAAGCATTATTCGTTACCCCTCTCAAATGCTAAACCTACGAGAATGCAACTGATACCTGTTGCAACAATTCCTAAAGGCAAACTGAATAAACCTAACCCCAGAGAGATACACGCAAGACCAACTAATTGTAAAATTGTGGCTAACAACAAACACTCCCTAAAAACTAAAGAATTGTGGGACAACGGGTTCATCACGAGAAACAGTTGCCCTATCAAATCCAATGATACTAGCAACTGCCGCATCTATCTTGCGCGGTGATCCTCGATGTTCTTTAACAATGCGTGGTCCGATTCGATCAGTCTTGACAACGGCGTTGGATAAATGCCTAGTCAGTAACGGATTGCCATCGTGTGTAAGTTTCCCTGCAACCACAGCATCGTAAAATTTCGCGCAGGCTGGAACCATACGCGCTGGTGAAGTTGATGGCCATTCCACGATAGGTAAACCAGCATCATCTAAAACTTGCATTGTTCTTTGCCAACGGAATGGATCGCAAGCAATTTCTCGCACATTATGTGTAGAGCAAAACTGAATGATTGTGTTTTCTACATCTAAAATGTCTACGCGCCAATCATCATCATCGTCTGGTTGTTTTTCCCAAGCCTTAATCATAAAAACGTGTGGCTGATCCTCTTGCGTTACACCGATAATGACAGACGCATCGCCAGAGAACGAACCATCAAAACCAAGTACGACTGGCGTGTCAGCATCGATCTCACGCTCAATTGCTAGTGGTTCCCACGATCCGTTAGGCAACCAAGAAAGTTGCGAACTGACCCATTGATTGCAACGCTTTGTTCTGAATTCTGCTTCTGGTGTTCGCTTAACCATCGCTGCAAAATCTGCGGGATCATTTAAATCACCAAAGGCTGGATTCGCTGCTTTCCAAGTTTTTTCTATTGTGTGATCTGCTTCATTGTCTGCTTCCCACCACGCCATAAAGAAAGTCGGATCATCGACTTCACCAGCAGCGACACGTTTGCCGTACTGATACAAAGCGTATGCGGTTGAGTCTTGTCCTGTTGAATCCGATTTAACGCCAGCAGTTGTGATTGCAATAGCCATAGGTTCACGGCGCGCACCCATACCAAGCAACATCGTGTCCCAGAGTTCACGATTCGGTGCAGCGTGTAATTCATCAAAGATAACCATTGTTGGTGACAAGCCTTCCTTTGTAAATGCTTCACTAGACAGTACGCGGTAAACAGAACCAGTTGCGGGAACTTCGATTGCATCGCGGTAAACATTGCACAGTTCAGATAGTTCTGGTTCTGCTTCAATCATTTTCTTAGCATCGCCGAAAACAATGCGCGCCTGTTCTTTATCGGCGGCACAAGAATAAACTTCACCACCTTGCGCGCCCATAATTAAAGACCATAAACCAATACCAGAACCCAAAGCAGACTTACCATTTTTGCGCGCCATTCCGATCAGGGCTGTTCGATGCTGGAATTTTCCCGCGGTGTTTACTGCAAACAAATTATTAAGCAGTTCAGTTTGCCACGGTCGCATTTGCATTGGATCGCCCGAATAACCTGCAACAGTTTCTTTAGTTTGAATTGCAAACGTGTTAATAAAATCCGTCACTTGTATTCCGCGTGTTTTTTTTAGCGCAGTTTTGTTTACTGGTGTAAGTAGTGTCGGTGGCCACGAATCAATTTTGGCTGGCACGTGATTTCAATTCCTCAAGTTTAGATTGTCGCTTGACTTCTGCAACACCTAGTCGTGTGCGATCTGTTGGCGTGAATCCTAATAAGGAAAGATTTGCAACAAGTTGTCGATCGAGTTCACGCAAGGCTTTTCGTTCATCTGGTCGATTGCTGCTCATAACTTGGATACGCAAATTCCATCGCTCATCTAATAATTCGCAGGTCATAAGTAGTAAATCTATGTCAGTTGTCGGACTAATCCAACTTTGACCCATTCCCCAGATTCGATCCCATAGTTGTTGTCCCGCAGATAATAGTGGTCTGTGCGGTTCTGGAATGTCATAAGCAGACGGAAGCAAAACCATTTCACCTTGATTTGGTAAAGGTCGCTTGCCAGGGTTGCCAATCATTCTTTTTTGTTCCGTTGGCTTAGGTGGTCTACCACGCGTTGCCATAATTTTTTGTCCCTCTGTTATTTATTTTTTGAAAACCAAGTCACGCCATCGTTTTCTTTAAACCACTTAACAGTTTCTGCAATTCCCTCAGATAACGGCTTGAAACTTTGATGATCCATTCCTACTGCTGCAAGTGTAGATACATCGGCACTTACAACTGTACCAAGTTCACGCATAACTCTACGAACATCAATGCTGCGTAAGTAAGGATTAACATCAAGAACACTATGAACAGCAGTCATAAGTTTTTCTTGCGTATCTATTGGACCACCAAATGGCTCACCTGCGCGCATCGGAACAGTTTCAATTGTTGCACCGCTAACATTTTTAATAACTTCATTTGCAACTGCAAGAACACTTGTTGGTGTTTTATTTCCTACATCGATCGGATGATCTGGAACATTACCATTCGCTGCATTCTCTAGCGCAGTTACGAATACACGCGCAACATCGCCTACCCAAACTGAATCACTGATCTGTGTTCCATCGCCATACACGCGTAATGGTTCACCGCTTAATGCAGATGTAACGAATGACGGAACAATCTTGCGAACCTTTGCTGAACCCTTAGGTGCTGGTGCACTCTGTCGTGGTCCATAAGCGTTCATTGGTCGTACGGAAGTTACGCGCAAACCACGATCAATGCGATACATATCAACAAATCTTTCGCTTGCTGATTTAGTAATGCAGTATGTTCCCCGTGCAATGTTTGCGTTACCAACTGCTGCAAAAACCACAGGCAGGTCATATCGTGATGCTGCTTCAAAAACATTTAATGTTCCGATGATGTTTGTTTCTGCTGCTGGTAGTGGAGCATCAATTGTTTCTACTGTTCCCAATACTGCGGCAAGATGAATAATGCCATCAACGTGTGCGGCAAACTCATTTACAATTGTGGCATCTCGTACATCACCAAGCATTGAATGTTCACTGCGTCCACGATGATCAAGAATCAACGTAGTATGCCCACGCTTTTTTAATTCCTCACAAACATACGATCCAATAAAACCATTACCGCCAGTTACACCGATTTTCATATTTACACCTTTTTGTATTTTTGATTGATTATTTTTGGAACAGCGTTATCCCACTTGATTGAATGATGAAAACGTCTATCAGTTCTGCCCATAGTGCCGATACTGACACAAGATGGTGCCATCATTACGGAATAAAAAGATTTTGTGTATGTTCCAGAATCTTTGTAAAATTCTGACATTCCACCAGATGCCTGTTGTGTTTGCACCTGATTTAACTGCAACGCCATTGTAGTTAAAAATAATTCACCGCGCTGTCCGTAACAAACATATGCGTTCACATCGTCATTAACTCTGCCAATAAAATTTACTGGTCTGTCAGTACGACAAAAAAATGAATTCATTGCTTTACGCAACAAACCATTCTTTATTTTGCCATCTACTCCACCCATATGATCCCCACCTTGCGACATTGCTACCGTTAGTGCATTTGTGCTTTCTAGTAGATCGAGCATTGCATCAACTATCTTGTCAAAGTTAGTAATTTGTTTTGAGCAAATTTTGTCACCCTTAACAAACCTATGCAAAAAAACTGTGTAGTCATCATCTAACTGCACGAAATAATCTAGATTTAAATCCTTAGCAATTTCAAAACAAGCGTTACGAGCATAAACAATCGCACGATGATCATCACCGGTGTAGGCATCGTCAAATGTTTTTGCAATCGCTTTTTTGTCAAACATAAAAACATTATTTGCGCCGAACTTATCTATGTAAGTTTGCGCTTGCGTATCCTCATTATCAATTATGAAATAAGTTTTGCCTGAATAATTTGCTTTTTTCAATGACTCTAAAGTAATTACATTTTCTGGTCTGCCGTGAGTCAAAATAAAAACAGCAAAATTCTTTTTATCTCTAGGCATCTTGTTTTTCTAACAGTTCGATTGTTTCCATAAATTTGACATAACCATTTGCAATTGCATCTGCCATATCGATAATTACTAGCGCAGACTGTTCCATTAATTCTTGTGTTTCTTTATCGCAGTGCGCATAGTATTCAGCAATCAGTTTGTAGTTGAAAACTAAATGTCTGTATGTTCCTAGAATTAAAAATTGTTCAATCTCTTTGTTAGACAAATTCTTTGCGTAAATTTGCTTTTGCAAAAACTTGGTCTTGCTATCGTTTACCAAAGATTCAGTTGTTGGCTGTTCGCCAACTATTTCATACTGCGGAATATTGATTGACGATGTATAAAGATTCTCGTGATCATCTGGATTGCCTAATGGCGGTTGCAGTTCAACAAAACCAAACTCTTGCAGTTCCCAACCGACAGCATCAAGTTCAAGCATTTGTTCTTTTAAAACTTCTGCATTCCATTCGGCTAATTCAGCCGTGCGATTGTCGGCAAGTGCGTAGGCTTTGATCTGATCCCAAGTCCAACCAATTGGTGTGCGACTGATTGCAATTTCAGTCCAGCCTAATTTTTGTGCTGCTTCCAAAGTTCCGTTACCAGCAACAACAATGTTGTCGGGTGTAACAATAATTGGTTTACGCTGCCCGAATAATCTAAGCGATCCAGCGATTGCATCAAGATTTTTTGCATCGTGCTTTCTTGCGTTTGTTGGATCGAATTTTAATGAATCAACTTTTACGGTTTCAATGCGCAGATCAGTCATAATTTGGAGCATACAGGAAAACCCTTGCAAATCAAGCATTGTTTTCAAAAACCCTTTAAATCCGCCATTTTTTAAAAACTGGGAATTTTGCGACATTGCGTACTTGGA